AAAAGATACTGGCTACTACCTCAAGATTGATGAAGAAGAACAAGCACGAGTTGTGAGCACTTCCGATTGGGTTTGGGGTGATGGCAACGATGCACCAGAGGGCATCCAACAAGACCACGAGTTCTCCACATTCAGAACTCAACGTCATGCACCAACCTTTCAACTCGGACAAAAGGCATCCGGCAACGCCGACTTCGATGTAATCGCCTCACACGCTCGAATGGCGGCTAGTAAGTGTATGCGTATTCGTTCTTACCGAGCGGCAACAGAATTAACCACAACAGGCAATTGGGTAACAGGCACAACTGACACAGCAACTAACGTTGGCGGTGGAAAGTGGAGTTCCGCAGATGCAACGAACAACTACATTCAAAAGTCGTTTAATGGCGTTGTTGAAAATATCCTTGCCAACACAAACGAAGCAGTAACAGCAAAAGATATTACTTGCATAATGTCAGACGTTACGGCTCATACAATCACCGAGAGTGCGGAATATCGCACTTACTTCCAAGGAAGTCCCTTTGCGGCTAACTTTGTTCGTGGTTCTGGCGAATTTGACGAGTTTTTGCTACTTTCAACATTCTTTGGTGTTGGTGGCATAATTGTAGACCCAACCAGCCGAGTTACAAATCGTAAGGGCGGGACAAAAGCACGTTCACGTATTTTCGATGACGATGCTGTATTTGTAAGCCGAATTGGTGGACAAATGGGCACAGAAGGCGTCCCAGACTTCTCTACACTCTCAATCTTTGCTTATGAAGATATGACAGTTGAAACAGAAGATGATACGTGGAACCGCCGAGTTCGTGGTCGTGTTGTAGACGACTCCGCTGTGGTACTAACCGCCCCATTGTCTGGATACCTCCTCACAGACGTTTGGGATTAAGTTAGATGGGTTGAAAACTCGACCCCTTCTGAGCAAGGGAGGGGCTTTCCCTTCCTTGCTCTTTTATTTTAAGGACTTATGGCTCAAGCATCATATATTACAACAGACGAACTAATTGAATCCTTTGATTCAAGAATGGTTTTCCAATTAGCATCTTACTCCGGTACACCAGTTGCAAACTCTACGGAATTAGAATCAAATGCTACTACACTTAATGCTATTGAAAAGGCGAGTGCGGAAATAGAATCGTTTGCGTTACGTGGTGGCTTATATACCGCCCAAAATCTTAGCGACTTGAAAAGTGCTGACGATTGGTCACTTAAAACACTAACAGCAACTTTGACCATGAAACATTTGTTTCGTGGAAAAACTGGAAATATCCCACCAGATATGGGCGCAATGATGGCAGAGTCTACCGCTACTTTAGAAGATTTGCGTGATGGCAAGAGAGTTTTTAACCTCGCAACAACACATGATGCGGGCAAAGCAAGCGTTCATGTTATATCTTCAAGTGTACGAGGCAATCTTAATATGCCTTCTGATTCACAATACTTTCCTCAACGACAAACGAGGAAATTCTAATGGCACACATTAAAATACGCACACAAGATTTACCAGAAGTAATGGTGCGCCAGATTCGCAAAAAGTTATCTTCTCACGGTGTGGCTTCAATTTTAGCAGACAGAGCCAAACGTAGAATTAGAGAGGGTGGCGACTCAGAAATCAAGTACCCCGAATTGTGGTCTAAAAAAACACAAATAGGTTTACGAAAAGACGGCATTCCATTGCGTGATACTGGCAATTTAATGAACCTTCTATCTACTACAACGGAGCGAAACATTGGGGGAATAAAGTGGACTCTGTTGGACGGTAGCGGATATGGCGTTAAACACCAAGAAGGTTTTCGGAATCAGGGACCCATTGCAATAGCAGTAAGCACTAAAGCGAGATTGCCAATTAAGTCTTTGGGCGAATCGCCACACGATATAGCATATTTAGACTCACTTAATTTAGAAGAAGCACCTAATGCAACGGCTGCGCAAAACCCAGAAGCCGGAAGCATTAAGTATGATTATTATGTACTTGAGGGTCCTACCGAAGTACCCGCAAGACCAATTGCCAATATGCCGCCGGAAGATATTAAAGCGGTTGTAAAACACATAGAAAGAACCATAAGGAACTAATAACATGGCACTAGCATTTGAAGTACACGGACCAACTAAGGTTCTATTGTCAACTAACCAAGGGTCCCCATCGTGGGCTGATTTTGGCTACACAGACAATAACGACCTTATTGGCTTCGAAATGGAATACATGACGGAACCAATTACCACCACACTGACAGGCAACATTCCAGAGGATTACGTTCACTTGGGGGTATTCGGACACTTAACAATGACATTGGTGAAGTGGGATGTAGATGAGTTGGCTTCTCTCATTCAACACGCACCAGATGCGGCTGGCGAAGGCGACGTAGGCACAATCGGCAAACTTAAAATAGCAGACGGTTCAAACAACTTTGGCATGAGGTTGATTGCAGCAGCATCAGAAGATACCTACACGTTCCACAACTGTATAATTGAGGGGCGAGGTTTACGCCGATTAGACTTCGGGAATAAGCCCTCTCGGATTGGCTTGAATATAATCTGTTTACCTGACAGTCTGGGTGCAGATATGAGTGCTACGGACAATATCTATACTGTATCAAGGTCTTAATAATTACCACAAGGAGGTACTGAATGAGAGAAATTAACACAGAAAATAACAACCATGTTTTCAAAGTTGGAATCAAAGAAAAGGGCGAATTGTTTGTGAACGGCTTTGAGTTGACAGCACGATGTGCGGAGGCAGAGGGTGTAATGCAAGGAGCCGACCCCAAGGTTAAAGACATAGTAGAAGCAATGAAAGAGGTTGCGTGGTGTGATGATGAAGGCTTTGTAGACAGTCTCTCAGACAACGAATTGTTTAGTGCGGGTATGACGGTACTGGTGGAGATAGAATCGTTGGGAAACGACTAAAACTCTATGCGAGATTTGCCGCCCTATATGGGTGGTGTCCTACACCGCAAGGACTCTCGCATGGAGAAGTAGAATTAGGGCTAATGTCTAATATGATTAAAGTTGAAGCACATAACAGCATAAACTTAACCCAAGCCATTGGCGCAGCATTTGATGGAGAAGCGTTGGCGAGCCTTGCGGAGATTGCGGGGTATCCTGAACGTGCGGTTAACAAGATTCGACTTAATGCTACTAGAGATAAACTTCAGAATAGGCAAGGACTATAAAATGGCAGTCACACTAACAAGCAGTAATGGGTTGTTTACCCGACTCGGCAAATTATTCAAAGTCGTAGAGCGCATCCAAACTTTACAAACTAACGGAACAACAGGATTGGCGGCTGAAATAGAAGATGTGTTGGACGAATACAATTCAGCGGATATGCAATATGCTGATGCGCTGTCTGACTCAACTGAACATTGGCAGAAAAGTTGTGCCAATATCTATTCAGCGGTAACTAGAGTCGCCAAGGAAACGGTTATTGGGATGGTAGATGATGACACCACCCTCAATCAAAAAACTCTCAGCAAAGCCCTAGACGAACTTATTGACCAAATGGGAACGTCTAGCGATGTTAAAGGAAATGTATTTTCTGTTACAGGAACAGGCGATGGTGGTTCGGCGTTTACAGGAACAGGCAATGGTTGCATTATTACCAGTGATACTAATGGGGAGGGGGCGAAGTTTCAAAATCTTCATGCGGATGTAACAACCGTCAAGTGCATAAAAGATGCACAGGTAACAGGCACAGCCGGCAGAGAAACATTTGTAATGATGGGCGAAAAATCTGAAACTGATGTTCGACACCCCGACTTTCCCGGCGGGAATGGTCAAAATAATTCAATCAGTGTAAGTGACCCCGCGTATTCACAACAGTCATCTCAGAATCGCAATTCGTTGAACAACAGTAACTTTGAAAACTTTACAACAACGAATACGCCGGACAAATGGTCTATCGTTGTTGGTGCAGCCGGAACAGAAATCTTAGAAGAATCCACAATTGTTCATCGTGGTAGTAAGTGTTTAGAGTTTAATGACGGTGGCGGCTCTAACCTAACCAAAGTCGAACAATCATTCGATACGTCAGGTCAGACAACGGTTAAGTTGCGACCAGAAACTAGATATTGCGTTTCGTTCTGGACGTATCGTACATCTGGTGTTGGTTCTGGGGTTTTAAGAGTTTCAGTAAAAGATGGCTCCAACAACATCTTAAACAGCGGCACTGCTGCTTTGTCCGTTACACTAGGGAGCGATACGGTGACTACGTGGATACATCACTCATTCACATTCTCCACGACTGCGATTCTTACTGCTTCGGCGAAGTTTGTGATTGAGTTGACAACTGCGCTGGGTTCAACGAGTCAGGTGTATATAGATGGCGTTCAATGTTTTAGGATGGCTAATCTAACCAATTCGTCCAGTTTTCATGTTGCAATAATTCCGGGAGCGACCAATTTCATTGTAGATGACTACGTTAAATTAACAATTACTAAGTCAACAACAGGAAAAATGCAATCCTTTTGCAACCAGTTCTTAGGATTAGAAAATCTGGGCTTACAATTACCGTACCAAACAGATGCATCAGAATCAATATCTGACTCACTTATAGCATAATGTTATGGCAACCACGACACAAAGACAAATCTACGCAGGAATTTTAACCGACCTTCATGCTTCGGCTGATTCGGTTGAGGCGGGAAGCATATCTGTTCATAAGAACTACATATATATTACTCCCATCCCATTATATTCGCAAAGCGATGCCCAAATAATACAACTTATTCCGGGAGTTCCAACCGTGGAAACTGATATGGCGGGGATAGGTTATGTGGAGGAAGATTTTCGGATTGCTGTATGGGCAAGATGTTACCTAGACCAAGTTAGCCGGTCCACAGAAAAGGTAACAAACGCCACCTATGGCGTACTTAAAACAATAGACGAAGTTAGACAAGCAATGATTCAGTCGGATGCTAATGAAACAGCAAGCGTTCCTGCCCGATGGGTAAGTGGCTCAAGCCCTGTCGAAAGTGACGAGGCAATCGGTTGGGTATATTACGAAGATACTTACAGAATCGGATACGAAATAACTTGGAGTTAAAATGGCTAAAGATTTAGGCGAATTGAACATTTCGATTACCGCAGATAAGAAATCATTTGACGAGGCGGGTCAGGGGTTGGGCGACACAATACGTAAGACAGTATCATCCAACCAACCTAAACGTGACAATGAGGAGCATCAGGGATGAGGTGAGACAATACGTAAGGCGGTAGCCGACCAACCCAAGCGTGACAATGAGGAGCATCAGGGATTAGGTGAGGCAATACGTAAGGCGGTGTCCAGCCAACCCAAGCGTGATAAGGCGGGTCAGGGATTAGGCGATACAGTACGCAAGACAGTATCCAAACAACCTAAACGTGATAAGGCGGGTCAGGGATTAGGCGACACAGTACGTAACCAACCCAAACGTGTTGCTGATACTGTTCGTGACACTGTTGGCAAGAACACAGCAGAACAAAGTGCCGAAGTTTTTAACAAGCATTTTGAAAAAATGGATGCCCAACAAGTTCGTCAAGACCAAAAAACAATAGGTACGCTTGAAAGGATAGGTTCTTTTATCAGAGGTGCGCCAAAGAGGGGCGTGGGTGGTAACATTGCCAGTGCTACACAACTTGGTGCTTCCACCCAAGTCGGTTCAAAAATGACAGCGATGTTAAAGTTTGCGGCTATAATAGGTATTGCAACAGCAAGTCTGATGGTTATGACGAAAATCATTAAAGGTGTCATAGCAACAATTCAAAGATGGCACTCTGAGGTAGAACAATCTATTAGGAAATTGGCGGCAGTCAATGCTCAAATGGCGCACATGGCTGCCATAATGGATATTAAGCAACTTTTGAGGGATATGACCACTGCACAACGACTTGCAAAACCACGCTCGTTTGTTGCAATGCAAGGTGAGAAAGTCAAAGATGCTTGGCAACCAGTAAAGGATGCGTTTGGTTTGTTTAAGACGATGGTTGTCGGCATGACTTTGCCCGCACTTGAAATGCTCGGTAATGCCCTTACAGAAGTCACGAAATGGCTCCTTTCGATACCTAGAATAATGACACATATCGGCGAATTTATCATTGACGTGGTTGCAGCCGTTGCCAAAGCCATTCTGAGGATAATTCTCCCTGGTGTTGGTCTTCTCGGGCATCTAATAGGGGACAAGGGAATAGACATAGCAGCCGATTTTTACAAATCAGAACTTGGTGAACTGTTTGCATCCATGGATGAAGCCGCCCAGAAGATATTAGAACAACTTAAACGTGACAGCGATGAAGAATCTGTAGGAGCGATTAACCAATACATAGGACAGGTTGGTGTGGAATTGTCGAATAAACAATGGAATCCGTGGAGTAATCCCTAAATGCCCTCGACCGGATACCAAATTACTTACAATGACTTCGGCTCTGAGGCTTCTGATGATACGCATAAGTGGTCGCACGTTTCGATTCAAAATTACCAAAGTATTCCCCTGTTCGCAGAAGATGGTGTGTCACACTGGACTACGCAACACACAATTACCGGAACCGCATTACTAACAGGCAATGCAGATTTAGGCGAGTCCATAAGCATCGCCCAAACCAAACTACAGAAAGTTGGCAGGAACTTAGTAATAAAACTTGAAGGCACAGACATAACCGATGTTGGCAATAATGACTTCACAGGCATAGGAGGTTCGGCGGCTTTTGCGGGTGGAACAGAAACTCAGGGCTACCCAAGGTGTACGTTCGAAATAAACAAGTTCTATGGTTCTGAGAATGCAATGATTAGTTTCACTATTACGTGGATGGAAACACTTGCCGATGCAATTGAAAGTGAAGATGCTACTGGCAACTGGGCTGTTCTATCACACCAGTGGAGGCAGCGATTTTCGATTACAGAAGATGGTTTAACCTCGTGGACGGTGGAGGGAACCCTGCACGTTAAGCCGTGGTCCACTGTGTGTGACGAATCGGCGAACTTTGGTAGGAATCCAGATGCTTACCGAAGGGCGGTGATGCCGGGTATTCCAACCAACTTCCGAATTAAGTCAATGAACTGGGCAACCGACCCCACAGGCGAAAAACTAATATATTCGATAACAATGCAAGAACACGCTAGACCCTTACCGAAGCCCGCACGAAAGGGGCGTGGAACATTTACTTTCAGGAAATCTCTGGATGGACAAGCAGGACTGTTGGGCGTAAAGGTTTTTGATGCTGAGTTAGAGGGTGATGCGCGAGCCGATACGAGAGAATTGTTAGGCGCATTGCTAGATGCCAGCACAACACGAATTAAATGGACAGGAACAGGACAGGACCTCATAACTTCTATTGAGGTCAGAGAATCCGACATCTTTTCAAAAAAACGTATTGGCTTGCGAATCACTGCAAGGGGTATGCCAGAAGATGCACAGACGGGAAAAGGTGCAAACATAGGGCTGCCGCTTAGTGGCATCAACTTTGGAATTTTCGATGATTTTGTTCCTGAGTTTGCGGAGGTCGCTACTCCCCCAGATACCTATGGCGCACCTCTGATTCTCTCATTCAAAAAACAAATGTTCCTACCGTACAATGATTACGAAGTGCTACCCAAAGCAAAACTTTTAGGTATGCCCGGCTCAGAAGTTGAAATATCTGATGGAACCAACGTCTCTGCGATTGAAGAATGGTCCTGTGCCGAGGAGGTCACGGAAACAGAGTATCAATGGCAAGGTGATTTCGACCCAGTGGGCATCCCTAGCCCAAACTCAAAGTGGGACCTGTCTGGTGATGTTACAGAGCAATCGGAGGGGAGCCAAGAGTTCAAGTATCTCAATGTGAAAGGAACAGAACAACTGGCAATCAAAAGCAATATCCAACTATTTTCTGCACATTCTAAGGACAGTATTGTAACTGTGCCATGGCAAGTTGATGCACCAACAATAATCTGGGAAAGCACGTACACGATGAGTCGGCTTCGAAAGCCGCCACCTATGTTATTCTTGAAACAACCGAAAACTGGAATCATTCTGAGCCAAGAATCCAGTGTGGAGGATGGAGGGATAGATTCGGCGGGGAATCACATATACATACGTAAGATAACACGCCGAGTACAACTTCTCTATGGAACTAATGACCCCGCCATTCCAGAAATCCATAAACAGGTCACATTCACATTCCAAGATGAAGCGGAATTAGATATGGTTATTCATTACATAGAGTTCGGTGGTGTCGATTACCAATCTAAGCCCTACAATTTACAGCATGAAGAAGAAAATGTGGTAGCAGACAGTTATATGTTGGATACGGAGATTGGATATCCACTTAATTTCTCATTC